ATATTTGCATAAGGCATTTCTGATGGATTACCAAATATATTGAAGCCATCAGTGTACCAATAACCACCAAACTGGTCCATTGATTCAATGACTGAATCCCATGAATTGAATATAGCTTTTCGTGGTGAAAGTCCTGCAATAATCGAATGACTAAATTCATTGATTCCAGTGAACTTATTATCGGTATTCAAAGAAGCAACTTTTTTCTCTTTAAATTTATCCATAATACTATTCAAACCACCACTTAAAGCATCATAAGCAGCTGATTGTGCTTGAATTTTGTCAGATAAACCAGCTAATTTATCAACTGCTTTTTGAACAGTTTCTTCGACTGTGTCAACGAAGTCTTTTGAGGCATTGGCCGTAAAAATGATGTTATTCTCAACAACAGTAAATGTGATTGGGATAGACGAAATAATCGAACCACTATCGCCAGTAACTGCAATATAAGCTTCCTGCATTTGTCCAGCTGCCTGGTACATATCTTGTGGTAATAACATAGCAAATAGTCCAGCGGTGCGTGATACCCATTCAGCTACACCAGAAATTCGCTTGATTTTTCCGGCAGCATCTTTAGCAGCAATGAAAATATCTTCTCCAGTTAGATTGTGTGGGACTTGACCATCTTTTAGTGCAATATATACCTTGCGTCCATTGTCTCCCTGACGACCGTTCATAGCGTTAATAACGGTTACTTCCGTCATATCTATATTGGTATTGACAATGGTAAACTTGCCTTGTTTTTGTGCGTCTACAGACATTGATATTTCCTTTCTAATTCATAAATTCTGGCTTTGGTTCAGATAATACTTTCTTAAGCCAGAAACTATCGTCATGACCAAAGTCCATTAATTGGTTATTTGAGTATTTCAAGCCAGATATTGTGTCACCATTTTGATCCACGTAAAACTTTACACCGGCTACATTCTGAAATGATGAGGTTATTTTTTCTCCTTGATACAAAAAATAAAAGCGGCCATCAACAATCTTAAACCCAGAAAATAGACGACCATTATCAAACCAAAGATATTTCTTGTTATCCTTAAACATTTGATACCCATTGGCTAAAACGGTTGGGTTATTTGCTTGCACATATAATCCATTTTTATAAATCACTTGATAAACACTGATTCCCTTACCAGTCGAATTTGTATACACAATGTTGCCATCAGAGTCAGCAAATGATGAGTTAATCAGTTCAATGCCGTTTTCAGTAAAGTAATAATCATAGCCTAAAATAGTCAACTTTTTATGAGCCATGTTTCCGTCTGAGTCGAAATAATACCAATTACTTTTTTCGTCTTGGATAAATGTATCTTTGGCCATAGCGCCACTCATTGAATAATACTGAATTTCTCCACTGGTTGTGTTAACAAAACCATACTGTGTGTAATCACCTTTCAGTTGTGCAGGCAATTCAGTATTGACACCATTAATGTTAAAGTACTTATCTGAGCTCCAATCTTTTAAGACGTAATACGCCCCTTTACCAAGCGTGTTAGTACCGTTCATATATTTAGCTGACCACTGAGATATTTGTTCATAAGGATATATTTTTTCACCTGTTGAAATTTGTAATTTATCAAATATTTTAGGTGTTGTCATTAACATGATGTTCAAAAATTTCCCACCAAAACGCGCTTGATAATCCGCACCATTACTCTTAGTTTTGGCAACATAATAAAGGCTCTGGAATCTGGTTGTATCACGCAAATCACCATAAGAATTAACACGATTTGTCGCCACTATTTCCGGCAATGATAAGTTATAAATCTGATCAGGAACATAGTCGGCCATCGCTTGGATGCCAGCATTATGTAATGATTTAATAGCATTTTGTAAGTCCTCGACTGTACCATACTTGGTTGGACTATTGTCATATCCTAAATCATACCTATCAGAAAAAGCATAACCATTTTGTAGACAAGAGTCTAAAAAACTAGTGTCTGTACTCGAGCGATACTGTGGTGCAAATTCAAACACTGTGATACCAAGTGATTTGAAGTAATCAATATTGTTTTTAATTACAACATTTGCACGCTCTTCCGGTTTTGTTGGTAACGCAGTAAAGTTACTAAAACTTTCATAAATAACATGACTGTCTAATACTTCTCCAGCATGAAAAACGTTGTTATCGCTATATTTATTTTTATCCACAAACTCGCGAACATCATGATCTAGTGTAGCTTCTTTGGGTACCCACATAGAAAAATATCCCCAGTGATGAGGACTGGTAGAACCAACAACTTCGGTTTCTGTAAATATGAGTTGACCTTTTTCATTGGTAGTTTTTTCTCTCTCAGTATCTAGATCAAGTTTCCCTGTAGAATTTTCATTGTAGGGTGTGTTGATTGTTTCTGCTAAAGCCTTAAAGGTTTGCCCTGCATGAGCCAATCCTAACTCAATAACCAAGTTATTATTGTTGAGGTTATAGTCTTTGTTGTTTGAAATAACTACAACTGAACCAGATTCACGCGCTGACTTTTGTTGATTAGCAGTTAACTTACTATAGTCTGTGTCTAAAGTATCAATATACTTACCTAAACGAACACTCACCAGAGCATTATTGTTCATGTTCATATACTGACCACCAGAAACTGTTGTAATTCTGTACTTTAGCATTTTTTCAATGACCGGCGCATAAATGGTTTTGTTTGCCATATATTGACCAGCTTCATGAAAAACGTCGCCATAATAAACTCGTGGTGTTGTATCTTTGTTCGTTAGCAAAATACCATACATTGCCGGGATATTATTACGCGTTTTTAGCTTAAGTGTACTTTCCATATCAGCAAGATAGAACTTAAACCCTTCTTCAACTTGTTCCCAAGTAGGATGCCAACCATCAGCGCCTTTGACATTAGCTGAAATCATATTAGAAAAGATATCTTGTGATTCCGCATCATGTGCTCGTATAAACGAGTAATTAGCCACCACACGATTATTTCCAAATGCCTTGCGCCTATCGGTATGCATACTGGATATAATTGTTTCCAAAGGCTTAACCGATTCGTTCCAGTAACCCAATGCGCCCATCAAACCATCTTTAACCCCCGTGTCCATGGTGAGCTGAGTTTGACCCATACGACCCATATAGTCATAATCGCCCCACGCCCAATCTTCTAGAATAGATATCTTTTGATTAGCTTTATTAGGGTCTTTATTGAGTCCGTAGGTCTCGTTGTAGTAATCTCCTGCTATTTGTAGCAAATCAGCATCAACGTTATCAACCGCGTCAACACGAATGCCATCAAAGTTGGCTGTATCATCATTACTATTAATTGAACCTAAGTGTGTCAGAAAATATAGCCAATTTAATTGCTCGGCTTGAACAACTGGGTTTGAATTGTCTATATCATTGGCAAGCAGCAATTCATAACCACCTTGCCACCCGCTGTCTTTGTTTTGTCCGCCTTTTTGGTTTAATGGATAACGATTAAATAACCTGTGCGAAGAATTAGTCTTTGGTAAATTATCATCATTTACAAATCGTAAAGCACCACCTTGCAAGTGGTCACCATCGTTGTATTCAGACTTTTTATTCCAATTATCTTGAGTTGCGACAAACTTTAAAAAAACATCTCGCAAAAAATCAGTACTACCTGTCTGCGATATTTTCTTTTCAATAGCGATTTGAATCTGACGCTGATTAATCAATAGTTCCTTAATATTATCTTTCAGCGTGAATGTTTTAGAGTAACCTATCATGTTGATTGATGTCATATAGTTTAGATAATTGACTAGAGTCTGTTTATCTGGCATCCATACCATCAAAACTGGTCGCATTTCACCCTTATTAGATGGTCGCCAAGTTGTTCCATTGTCTAATATATCTACTGGACGATACCAGGAATCGGCAGTTAAAAAGCCATCAACATTTTCAATGTCAATAGCGTTCGTCGAGTATAACTTATTATGTGGGGTATATTCATCACTGATAACTGTTAGTCCAATATCATACTGTGGTTTTGACCCATTAATGACAATGCCATTTTTAGAATCAAAATAGTATTTGTCACCATTGATAATAGCATTACCAGACTTTTGTAAAAAACCGCTGTTATCAAAGTAGTACATCATTTTGGCATATTCATTATCAATAACAGTGTCGTCATCACCACTAGCAGCCACCCAATTCGTGATTGCGTTGCCAAATTCCACTTTCTTAATCGAATTTTGCTTAATGGTATCACCACCAAAAGACACTCTGAAATATGCTGCGTTTGTTGGAATATCAACAGATTTCCAATAAATATTGCGATAGTTGTTTGAAAATGGTGTATATGATCCACCAACAAGTGGTCTTGAGATGAATGCCTGATTACTATCATAAAAACATAATGCTATGCGTCCTGTTTGAATATTATCATCAAATGATGAAATAGTAATTTGAGAATATTTTGTATCAATCATTATGAACTCACTCGAAAAGTCAGTTGATTGTTTAACAACTCTGCCATCATAAAACAAGTAACCAGGTGTAGAGTTCTTATTCGAAAATAAGTTAGGATTCACAGGCAATGAAGTTAGCCCAGTTAAATAATTAGTCTGATCAACATAGTACTGAATTGTCCCATCTTTATTAGTATTCCAACCAAGTTGCTTACCCATTATTGCTCACCTAGCCAATCTTTAGCACTACCATCAATCGGCATACCAAGTGCTTTCAATCCCCATTCAATAGCGTCCAGACGGTCATTGAGTGTAGGAAATGTTTTACCATCAATATTTGTGCGACCGTCATTTAAACATTGGTCAATCTCTTTAAAATTATCATTCAAACCATTTCTGAAATCGCTGTTTAAAGCTACATCAAAATCACTTTTTATTGCCATCACTTACCTCCTTTGTCGCTTTTAAGTTACCATCATCATCTACTGAGACAGTGAATTTTGTGCCGTTAGGGCTTGTTAATATCGTTTCTTTACGATTACCATTAATAAGCATGTTGCCACTATCATCAAATGAAATAACATATTGATTCCCACTCACCGTCGAAAAAGAAAGGCTTTCTAATGAAAGTCCTTCAAAATCACAAGGCAAGATATGAAACCCGTCTGCTGCAATAAGTAATCTAGCATTTATCTTATCTCCATCTGGAGCTGCGTAAATAGCTTTTCCAACACCTATTGCGCTGATATTATCAATCAAATTAGGTCTCTTTTTCCAGTCTACTGTCATATTAACTCCACAGGTACCACACGCCGTTGTTTACAATCGAAGACATATCATCATTAAGCTTTTGAACAGACTTCCCAATATTTTGATTGGTATCATGAGCTTTCTTTTGCATGGCCATGTTCTTCATGTAATCAAATATTTTATTGCCAAACGTCAGTGTATCGTTTTGTTTTGGGTCTTGCGGATAATAAGTCATACCAACAATTCTAGTATCAATATCAACACCTAATCTATCTTTGATTAGCCCGCTATTGCCAACTTTGACGCTGTTAATCTCTGATAATTTTGCTCCATGCTCGAATTCTGCTCGTTCCATCGTGTACTGAATAATTGGATAGTCTTGTAGTTGACTTTTTAAATAGTTCAGTAACGAATCATTGTCAGTAAAACGTTCATCTTGTATTGTAGGTGCTTCTTTAATGCCCCATAGTTTTGATGCTGGACTAACATATTCAGCTGTTGCTTTGTACTTGCCATCATCATCTTGTTTCCCAAGACCTTTAATTTTAGTACGAATATTACTGTAATCTTCTGTCCAAGCTATTTTTGACGCATTGTATCCATCAACAAATACAAACTGATCTTCTTGACCAATTTTCTTGTATATATGGATAGTGTAATTATCAAAATAGAATTCAAAACCAAAATCATCTTTTAAAGTATTCATAAACAAACTATCAGCAAAGTCTCCACCAAAGCCATCACTAAATGAGTAGTTTTTAAAGCTGTCATGAATAACATACTTAAAATTAGTACCCTGAGTAACAAACTTCATACAGCTATCTAAACTCTGCGTATTGGTTAATCTATCCTCTACATATTTGTCATGTAAATCAGTGCCTACATGAATAGCAGATACTTGGTAACTGCGCCGGTTACCCAATGAAGTTGGATTAACATTAGTTAACCTAAATGTTTGCGATATTTCTGGCACATAAATAGTTGTTTGTGGTGACATCATCAGTGCGGCAATTTTATTCTGTGTGCTATCATCAAAACTAAAAGACGATGTGCTTAATTCATTAATATTTTCTGTCACAGACAAATTATAGACAACGATCGGTGTATTATCTGGTAACGATTGTTTTGCATATACTACATTTGCCATCAATAATAAAACCTCGTTATGAATTGAATCGTGAAGTTATTTGAGCCGATAATTTCTATATCATTATTCCCGATTGCATAGTCTAAAAATTCTCTATTAGATAACTCATTGCCCAACCTTTGTACACCATTTACGATTGGAACAAGCCCTATTAATTTAAATTCATCACTAGATGTAAGTTGTTTTAAATATTTAAATTCTTGTCCGGTTGTATTGTTCTTAATAGTTAGTCCATTTGGTGCATCCCCTTTGAACACAACTTTTACAGGTCGCTCACTGGCTAGCAAAGGAATAATAGATGGATTTAATATCGTAAATTTATTTTGATTACTAAATTGATATCCTGTAGAATCTAGCGGAATACCCATACCAATACCATAAGTACCACCATCGAATGTGAACGGATCTAATGTCGTTGCTGTACTTTCCGCCAAACCGTCATAACACACCAAATTAATAGCGACATTTTTAGCTTTCCAGAAGTTACCTAGTCTTGGATAAGTAAATGAATCAGCTACTACTTTCCATCTCAGAAAAGGTGTCCGCATATTGATTACATAAAAAGGCTCTGTGCTGCTGAATATTCGCAACACCTTGAGCCTTTGTAATTCATAATCATAGTTGTCTCGAGCGGTTACATCAAACGTCAATGGAATTGACATCTGTTGAATCTGTGTATCAACTAATTCAGCGCCAAACTTTCCAATCTGATTGTAAGTATGTTGAAAATTAGCAGATGGCGGGTCAAAGTTAATGACTTTAATACCCTCTTTTTCCAAGTCGTAAATTGTGCCATCACGCCTTTGGATAATTATTTCACCTTGATATTTAGTAGGCATAAGTATTACCAGTCCTTTGTCCTTTCATCTGTATTTCTTGGTTTTGCATGACTTGAATTTTAGGATAAGTAGCACGTGCAACTTCTCCACTATCCATAGTGATTACCATGTGAACATCACCTGATAAATCAATGCCGCCATTACCGTTAAATTGACCACCATGTCCTGCAATGGCTGGCTGTTGTGCAACGATTGATTGCATACCGCTTTTAGCACCTTTAACAACCTGAGCAAGCTTTGCTGACAGACTATTTGGTGCTTTATTTGCTCTTGCAATAATTGCTTCACTAATATGCTGGTCTGCTGTGCTTCTAGCAGGATTAATTGCTATTTCTGGTTCGCCTTTTATTTCAGCAAATACACTAGGTTGATTAGCCCAACCACCATTTTCATAGCCGTGTCCTTGACCCAAGAATGATAAATCAGAACCATATCTGTCTTTTGCATAAGCCAATCCAGCAAGTATATTGTCATAACCGTTCATTATATTATCGTGTCCTGGCTGTTTATAGGCATTGAATGTCCCTGGCTTAACTTGCATCAAACCAGTGGCATTACCATCAGCTAATCCATCATTACCACCAATGGCTTTTGCATTACCACCAGATTCAGTCTGTATTTGTTTCAATATCTTTTGAACCATTGATCCTGATGTTGATAATCCAAGTACTCCCAGAGCTTTCTTGACGTCTCCAGACCAAGACTGAACATCACCTCCACCAGCTGAATTACCGCCTGTTAATGGACTAATAAACTTTTTAATCCAGTCAAACATGCCACCTACTTGACCTTTAATCAATCCTTGTAGTGGTCCACTCTTGTCATTAGATGTTTTATTTTCACCAGATGGTGTACCAACACCAAAGTCTAAGAATGTTGTAGCGCCTTTTTTAGAACGCCCTTGATAAGTATGATAATTACCATCGCCATTCCAGTTATATTCTTCACCGCTGAAACTACCACCTTGTACACCTGTAACCATGGCAACGTGGTTTCCAAATTCTGAACCTGGTCCATATACAGCAACACTACCAGGCTTAGGATTATTAGAATGTCCTACAGGCGCATTAACCCAATCAGCTCCATTTCCTAGTCCACTAAATAATCCAGGTGCAACACCCATATTTTTCAAACGACTAGCTACGAAACTAACACATTCACGATAGAAATATCCCCAAGGGTCTGCACCTGAATCTTTACCAACAGATTTCCATGGATAATCATCGCCTTTATTACCAGCCGATGCACCATCATTTGAACTATCGTTGGCCATACTCCACAAAGATGACCACCAGTCTTTAGCTTGGTTTTTCACTTTACCAAATAATCCACTGCCTAACCCATTAAACATATTTCCCATGCCTTTAGCTTCTGGGTTGAATGTCTTTTTCATAGTTTCTACAGGATGTGCAACAGCGTCAGTGATAAATCCTAACATCTTAGTAAACTTATCCACGCCATCTTTCATGCCATTCCATGCATTACCGGCTGTTTTGCCTACCCATGAACCAGCACCTTTAATACCGTTCCAGATAGACCCAAGCCAACCTGTTCCAGTAGCAAAGTGTTCGTGTCCCATAATCATGGCTAGTTCTGAAGCATTTAATACTTCAGTTCCAGGCATAAGCAAGCGCTCTGTATTAGTGCCTTGCACAACTTCCATAGCACCATTAGGGTGAATTAGAGCTTCTTTGTTGCCTGTTGCTGGTGAATCTGTTCCATCATTTAGAATAGCCATAGTTGGGCTTGTAATAGCTCGTCTGGCACTGTTAAATACACCAGTACCACTAGCGAACTTAACTTTAGGAATATGACCCAATGCTTCTTTTGGACCACCAAAGTCGTGAATCAAACCGTTGATTCCATCAATACCTGTGTTCGGGATTGAAATAACAGCGTTGATACCTTCTCCAGCAAGTTTTTTCATGCCGTCCCACATTTTACCGAATCCACTGGCAATGGCGTCCCATGTATCACTGAAAACTTTACCGATTTTAGCTAGTACGTCATCAAAGGTGTCTTTCAGAGAGTTAACTCCCTTACTACCAGTCTTTTTGAGATTATTCCAAATATCAGTAAAGAAGTCTGAAATACTGTCCCAAGTTTTAGTCCACCATTTTTTAATAGCATTTAATGTATCATCAATTACATCAGCAAACCATTTAATAATAGGTGTAAAGAAACTTTTTATTCCATTCCAAATACTTTCAAATAGTTTACCTATCGCTTTCCATCCATTGTTCCAAGTTTTTACAATGAAGTCCAATGTGACAGTGAAAATCTTTTTGTAAAAGTTTAACTCAGCTTCTATTAATTTACTAATAGCTTGCCATATAATAGTGAACGCTTTTTTAATAGCATTCCAAGTAGTTATCCATACTTTGTATATAGATTTTAGAGCTGATGTTATGACATTCATGATCGCATTAACAACTGTTTTTGATATTTTTACAAAAATATTGACATAAGCATTCCAAGCTTTTTGGACAGGTTTCCATATGTTAATTAAAAACTTTACAACACCGTTCCACGCATTTGTAATCCATTTTATGATTGAATTGAATATCTTTTTTGTAGGATTCACTAGGGGCCCGAAAATCATCATAGCCAGACCGACCGGAATAGCTAATGCGTAAAGCAATAACTTTCCAAATCCCTTAGCTAATTTAACGACGCCCTGTATAAATGAATTCCATCCTTTGACAAAGCCTTTTACTAATCCATCAAACCACTTACCAATGGCATTTGCACCACTACCAATAGATTTTCCAATACCCTTGAAATAGCCAATAACTTTTTTAACTAAGTCATTAACCGACTTTCTGAATTTCGAGTTATGTTTATAAAGCAGGGCAAAGGCTCCAGCAAAAGGATTAACTATTAATAAAAGTATTTCCTTCCAGTCACTTTTTACAAAGTTGATTACTTTTTTGAAAAATCCTGATACTGTTTTCCATGCTTCACCAAACCATTTCCCGATACCTTTGAAAAAATCAGCTGCACCTTTAACTAATCCATTAACAAAGTTTCTAAACTTTTCATTGTGCTTATACAATTCATATAGCGCAACTCCAACAGCAATAACAGCAGTTATGATTAAAATGAAAACATTTGCTTTCATGAATTTATTCAAAACATTCCAAGCATCTCCTAGATACAAAACAGCTATCTGTACAGTCTCTATTCCGCTAGCTATCAGTTTGAAAACACCAACTACACTTTTAACGGCTATCATCGCCACTGCGATTGATCCTATAACTAGTCCAATGGCTTTCAAAGCATTTTTATGCTTAGCAACTTCTTGTAACGCTTTAGCCAAAGGATTGATATTATTTGAAGCGTTTTGAACATCTCCAACCATTGACTTGAACCCATCAACAATCAAATTAATCACATCACCAAATGTTTCAAATACACCTGATGAGATTGCTCCAATTATTTGGCCTAACGGCTTAGATATTTCAATAACTGACTTCAGAAAGTTGGCAACAGATATATCTAAATTCATAATTGTATCTGAAATGCCACTGAAGTCTAGTTTTTTCTTCAAGTTGTCTGAACTCTTACCAACACTAATAAATCCGTCAGCAACTCCTTGAACAACTTTATAAATTGTTGAGAATGCACCGCTTATTATTGTTCCTGCAAGAACTCCTATGGCATCTGCTATCGGTTTAATAGCTTCAGCAAGTTCTTCAAAAGAGTTTTTTAACTCGCCTATTTTCTTGCCAACTTTGCCATCAGAAACAGTTCCAAGAACCGCTATCTTGAAAGTAGTAGCAAAAGAAGATAATATATGTCCAATAATACCGAATGCCTGAACAATAAATTCTTGAATACCACTAAAAACACCAATAATTGTATTTTTATTCTTATCAACGAATTGTATGAAACCGCCAACTATATTTAGTAATGATCCAAAAGCTTTACCAATACTGTCAGCAAATTTTTTCATACTATCATCACTCGTAATGTGTTGTAAAGCCGTTGTCGCTGATTTGCTCATATCAAATGAGCTTTTCATGACATCACCTGATAATACTTGCAAGCGTGAGTGAAGATACATGCTCATTCCCTGCATTGAGGTCATAGCTTCAGCTGTACCGCCCTTGTACTTCTCACCAAGATAATCTAACGCTTGAGTGAATTGGTCAGCTGAGAGCTTACCTGCAGCACTCATGGCATACAACTCTTTCATCGTCTTACCAGTGGCGTGTTGCATTGCTTCACCAAACATGGGGAATCTGTTAATCATCACAGCCATATCTTCAGCACTAGCTTTACCACCAGCGACAATCTTGGCAAACATTTCACCTGATTCAGATATCTGCGGACCAGTCATGTGTAATGTAGAACCCAAAGCAACAAAGGCATCTGTCCATCTTTTGGTTTCATCAACGTTAGAATGAACGTGATAAAAACTTTGTGCCATTTCATTAATATTTTCGGCAGCATAGATAGAGTGTTGGGACAAATTATTGATATAACTAAGTAACTGCTCACCATCTTTTGGCGCTTCTTCAGTCAACGCATGCCACACGGTTTTCATCGTGTCTTGCTCTTTGTTATACTCCATACCAGCTTCGGTCATTTCTTTAATGCCGTGAGTAATAGCATGAATACCACCAATTAAAGCTTGGGCTGCGAAAGTACCGATCATAATATCTTTCAATCGATGGAACTTATCACCAACATCATGCGCTTGATTTTTCAACGCTCGTAATCCTGTCGAAGCATTATCGTTTAGTTCAACTGTTGATGTAATCTTAGATGGAATTTCGCGTAATAGTTTTTCAAAGTTAACGACCTCACCTTTTTCAGCTTTGGCCAATAACTCTGTCTGCTTTTCTTTAGGTAGTTTATTCAACATTTCCCTAAAGTTGTTAATACCAGCCTTATTGGCTTGTGCTTCAAGTTTGGCGACTAATGGATCACCTTTAAAAGCATCTTTAAACTTTTGATAACCATCTTTACCAGTTTGTTCAGCCTTTTGTTTAAAGTCTGTCCATGTTTTATCTGTCTGGTCGTTGAGTAACAAATCAATATTTATTGAACCATCAGCCATTTATGTTCCTCCTTTCCTCTCTATTTACCGTCTTCAAACATCATGTCGAATATTGAACTCGCATTAGCGGCGAATCCGTCACTTTCTTTTTGCTTATCCAGACAGTAGTAATACTGCATGTTGCTAATGAACTGAGCGCGTTCAGCATCATCTTTATAGCTAGTCAAGTCATCACTACGATATTGCCTAATCTTTTGAATTGGCGTATCAGATCCAAGGTTATCAAATAAGGCTTTGAACCTGTCCCAATGCATGACGTCAATTTCTTTGTTGAGGTCAATGTTATAAAAATTCAAAAAAGACGCATAAATTGCTCCTGCGTCCTGCTCATAGTCATAATCGGAAGTAGGAAAAGTACCATCACTTTCAGATGATGCACTATCTTCTTCTTCACTTTTGCCATATGGCCCATCATTAATGTATTGAAAAACACTCGAAACGATGTCGCCTTTTATAGCAACGCTGTTGGTCTCAAATTTATCAATAATAAACAGGTCGAATATCTTAGATACTTTATCCTCATTACTTAAATCTTCTGATTCTAGTACGCTAAAAGCTTCAATAACAACGTTAAAAGCTAGGTTAATTTTGTACTCGCGATTACCAAGCTTAAACGTCTGTTCTGGGCGCTTGGTAAAAGAAAACATTAGTCATTACCTTTGTTGAAACGACGTTGCTTACGGTTCGTTCCGCCTTGTTCCTTTTGCAATACGTTGTCATTACCTTCGTCAAAGAATGTACGGGCTAAACGTGAAAGATTAGCAATACGACCGCCAGCTTTTTCAAAAATATAATCAGAGTCTGACTTATCAAACAAAGCAGTAATATACTTTGAACTCAAATCACGAATTTCATCAGTAAATTCACGGATCTTTTTCTTCTTGTCTGCGATATTCAAATCATCAAGCTTCTTATCAGCCATTTTCTTTTCAAGCTCTCCCATTTCAATCAAGAAATCAGAGAATTCATTATCGACTTCTGGTGTATAACGCGCTGTCAACTTACGGTTGCCTAAATTAAACTCTTTTTCGTTGATTAAAATTGAATTAATCGAAATTGCCATGTGTTTTCTCCTATGTGATCCTGTTATGTAATTGGGCTTCTCACCCCATTCGAGCTTTAACTGCTGTGTTTATATTTTATTAACCTTGTCCGCCAGTTGATGGTGTTGTCCCACCATTTGAAGCAGGAACAACTTGTGGCTTACCATTAGCTGCTAGTGTGAAACTAAATGTCTGCTTAACGTTAGCTGCACCACCAAATGGCACGATAGCTGTCAAAGTAGCCACAAATTGTACTTGACGACCAGATGGATCAGTCCAACGTGCCAAAGTGCGTAATGAATCACCGATAGAAGTGAAACGGCTAGCAATATAGTCTTGTGCTGTATCTCCTGATAAGCGATGACCAGCAATAGCAAATTGAATTGCCTTACCAGTAACATCATGGTCAGAGAACCCTTCACCACTATAGTAAGGTGTTGTATCAGCTGTTTCAGATGCTGAAGGTGTAATGGTTTGAATACCAGCTCGAATTTGAGCAAAACTTGCTTTAGATACATCATCTAAAGATGTATTGCCTTTAATATCAATTTCTAAGTGGTTTTCAAAGTTAAGTTGGAATTGTGCCATGTTATTCTCCTAAATTAATTTGTTGTGTAATTTCTACGCTAAAGTCCAATAAAAAAACGCCCTTTTCAGTGACGTCTATCATTGTTAAAAATGGTTGTGGTTGAATGTTGATACGATTAAATTC